CATTATCACCCCCAAAGTTCCGTTAGATTCATTAACTTCAAAACTGATAGCTGACATGTTATCAGTCTTTTTAACATACAGTTTCCCATCCTGATCATTAACATCAAAGATCACATAACCTGCTTCAGAAGCATGTTGACCTGCAAGTTCTGCAGATCTTTCAGCAGACTGTGCTGACTGTGAAGCACTCTGTGCTGAAGCAACTGCAGTTTCTGCAGACTGAACTGCAGTCTGGGACGCTTCAACCGCTGTTTCCTGTGCTTCCTGCGCTGTCTGTGCGTTCCCAGAAGTATCTGCTGTGTACTGCTGAAGAACTTCCAACCAAGACACATAGGGATCAGGGGCAGTCCCACCTGCTTCCATAGATTCCTTACAGTGTATTGCATAGATGATCGACTTCTTGACCTTACCATTTGCATAGTAGCTCAGCTGTGCTTCACCATTGCCTTTGTACTCTGTGTCTGTGTCAGATATGTTCCAGACCGCTATTCCATCATGGATCTGCAAGGGGACAGGATATGGATCCCTGTCCTTCTTCCTTCTGACCGTCAGTGTCACAGATCCTGATCCAAAAGTCCTGATCCAGTCCTGCAGATCGAATTCTATCACTGTGACCTGCTTTTCATCCTTGCGACCAATACTGATGGGTGACTTGTAATTGTAAGAAGCGTTTATCCTAAGTATTCCCATTGAATCACCCCACTGTTAAATCAAAGAAGAACTGCACAGAAACAACGCTGTTGTTTTCTCCACCCCAACCATCACTCTTAGTGGCTTTTACCAATATACCTGTAGCTTCCTTCACATACTCGTATGTGATACCTGTACTCACGTTGTTCACTAAATAATTCCCCCTGTCACGCACAGAAATCTTGGGGGATGTTATACTGATAGTTCGATTGACCGCATTAATGAAGGGGATAAAGAAGACCACGTTTGTTCCAGTAGCTGTCAGTGTGCCACCTGTGTGGATCTCCTGTGCTGTGTATGTTCCATCTGGCAAGGAACCAACACCGTCTTCACCATTCTGTCCATCTTCTCCGTCTTTTCCGTTTTGACCGTTTGTTCCATTTTTTCCGTTCTGTCCGTTCTGTCCATTAGCCACATAGACTGTTGTTGTGTCTGCACCAACAGTAATCTTTATATTATGACCACCGCTGACTGTTTCTGTTGTGATCACAGGTGTGATCCCTTCAGTACTGTCAAGATAACACTGTTGGATAGCGTCATGGATAGCCTGTCTGACATCCCTTCCATAAACAGCGGTTTTTATCTGATTTAAAAGATCTGAAATAACACTCATTCTGTTAATCCTTTCTCTAACTCGATCTGTCTGTCAGTCATCCCTTTCAGGACAACACCAAGGGTGAATTCGTCTTTGCTCGCATCGTCCAAATGTGTCACGATTTTAGAACATGGAAAGAATTCATCAATGCCATGTGGAACAGACACGCATCTGACTAGCTGACCAAGTTTGATCTTCTCGGTGCCTTCTTCTACAAGATGAAGATCTACTGCTTTTATGCTGATATTGGATGTCATTTCTGAATGTTCATTCAGAAAAGCCTGTCCTTTACTTTTTAGATTAGAAGCAACAGTGACATCATCCCACTTCTGGATCTTCTCGATCCTTCCAAAGATACTGACCGCTTGTGTGTTTTCCAAATAATCCTTCCCATTGTTGACTGTCTCAATAGTCAGACCATCTTTTCCTAACGGAATCAAGACAGTGATCACCCCTGTAGCATCAACAACTTTTTTGAAATCAATCAGATTTTTTCCAAACTCAATGGTCTGTGGACATATCATGTTTATGTCGAAACTCCAAGGATTCACTGTGTAATCTAAATAATTAACACCGTTTTCCCTGATCGCTTTCAAATATCCACCATGTGTCTTGATCAGCTTTTCATTGATTTCATCCAAGGTAGTAGGATATTGGGTGGAACTGTAATGCACATAGTTGTTTGAATCTGTCACATCACAGTATCGTATTACAAACTGTTTTTTTCTAGGTCCAACTATAGCATTATGATCATCAATGAACTTCCTGAACAGAACAGGAAGATCGTCCTGATGATCGTAAGGTCTTACTATGCTGTCCAGAAGATAACCAAGGATCCCTTCACAGTGAATCTTTCTGTTGTTCTTGTAATCCTTTTCATCATCTGTCACCCTTCCCCACCAAATATCAACACCGTCTTCTTTGATAGTAACAAGTGAATTCATCTTTTGGATCTGATCATATCCCCTGTTTTCTTTGGGAAGTGTGAATTCAAAAGTCCCTGTCTTATTCAGTTCTTCTGTCAGTACAGGGTTTATAATTTTGTAATCCAGATCTGTAATGACAGGGGAATAAATGCATAAATCGTCAATCCATACCGTGTACATTATAAACTCCCCACATCATAATCTATAAAAAGAGTAACCGTGTAACTTGAAGCAGGTGACACATACGGAGTGACATGAAAATTCAAAGTGTTCTCACCGTCACCGATCACAACATCTGGGAAGCGTGCCATATCATTAGGTGCAATAAGCCTTTCTTCACCGTTCCAGATCAACGCTACCGTACCACCACTTGTGGGTGACATTGTGAAATATAAAGTAGGTACAACATGCTTTTTGGATCCATACACCTTTATCTCTGGATATTCTTCATCACCGCTTAACTGATATACGTTTTCTCGGATCACACCTGATTCAAAGTTGAAAGTGTCCCATAACCACAGACCGTTTATAGCTTCCAAAGAGATCTTATAAGGTTCAACCTGACCGCTGATAGTGATTTCACCTGTCTTCTGTAACGTATTCCAGTCAGAAACTTCACACCGTCCTTTCCAATACCACCTTGGATCTTCATCGGAAATAATAGTCATTTCTTCACCTTGTACAAAGTTCAGTACATTTGAATAGATGGCTGACCATGCTTCCCTTCGTCCCACGATGGTGAATGTGATTTCACAAGACCGCATCTTGTAACACACATAACCTGTCAAGGATTCAGTCAGATCTATGATCGCATTGGATCCTGTAAGTTCTTCAAAAAGATATTTAGGTTCTGCGGGATCCACGTTGAACCGTGTCTTAGGTACAAGACCCCAATCTCTGAAGGTGTGGACTGACTGATTATGTTTATTTGTCAGTGTTATCCCTAACATCAATTCCACCTTCCTTTTCTTTCACCTGTTACACCAAGTCTTCTATCAATAGCAGGTGCAAGTTCACCTGCAAGTGTTCCAGAATCCATGACCACTTGCATGTTTGCAAGCTGTGGGAGGTACTTCATCAGAAGATCTATCAGCCTGTCAATCTTGTCACCCAGATCTGCAGTCCCTGAAGCGTTCCTGATGTCTTCCATCAGGTTACTGTGACCATACATCATTTCGTCACCTGCTTCACCTGCACCCTTTGCTGTTCCCGTGATGGGATTCACATCAAACAGTGTAGGTCTTGTGAACAGGAAAGGATCTTCCATAGCTTTCTTATACCAACTGATCCCAAAGTGTGGGACAGAAGGTGGATTAATACTGAACCCACCGCTAATGGAAATATGTGGAAGTGATAAGTGTGGAAGTGACCAACTGAAATTAAAAGCACCCCTGATTGCACTGATCGCACTTGTGACCGCTGACTTAGCACCATTGATCTTTTCTGTGATGGATGACTTGATACTGCTGAAGATACTGGACACTGTAGACTTAGCACTGTTCAAACCACTAGAAATAGTGGTCTTGATTCCGTTGATCGCATTGGACACTGTTGATTTTGCGTTGTTCCAAGCTGTGGTGATGGAAGTCTTGATGTTGTTCATTACATTTGTCACTGTGGACTTGATACTGTTCCAGACATCAGTAATGGTGGACTTGATACCATTCACAATATTGGTCACGCCTGACTTCAGACTGTTCCAGACATTGACTGCTGTGTTCCTGATAGTGTTCCAAGCATTGGCAAGCCATGCACTAACACTAGAAACTATATTCATGACTGTGGTGCTGATCACATTCCACAGGTTGATCCAGAAATTGCGGAAACCTTCTGAAGTGTTCCAAAGGTACACGAAACCCACAGCAAGAAGCGATATAGCACCAACTATCAAACCAATGGGATTAAGCGCAACACCCAGACCTGCAAGGACAGTTCCGACCCCAGATATAGCAGATGTGATAGTTCCTATAGCTGTGATCACTGATCCTACCAAGGCAATGAATTTCCCAATACCGATCAGGACAGGCGCAAGACCTGCAACAAACAGAAGCATTGTTGCAATGTTCTGTTTTGTCCCTTCATCCAGACTGTTGAACCAAGTTGTAGCCTTTTCGATTCCTGCAGACACCTTGTCAAGGACAGGTGCAACTGCAGTCAGGAACGCTGTCCCCAACTGGATCCCACTGTTCTTGATCTGGTTCAGGGACTTCCTGACCTTTGCTGATGGTGTGTTCAGCTTGTCCAGACCTTCTGAAAGTTCGTTTGTGTTTTCCTTCATGGTGCTGACTGTGCTGTTGAATTCATCAACACCACCATTCAGGATAGCAAGGGACGCCTTTCCTGCTTCAGCAGATCCCCAAAGTTCATTGAACGCTGTCCCATTGTCATCAGCATGTTTCTTCAGGACACCAAGGACATCACCAAGGGACATCCCCGAATCCATGCACTCCTGAAAGGACATTCCTGTTTCTTCCTTCAGGATCCCACCGACTGTTGTCCCAGAATCACCAAGTTCATTCAACATACTGTTCATGTATGTTGTTGCTTCAGCTGTTGCGATACCCTGTTTAGTAAGGGACACATAACCTGCAGTCAGGTTATCAATGTCAACATTCATAGCTGACGCTGTGGGAATGATCTTGCCCATTGAAGACGCTAACTCATTGACTGTGGTCTTACCAAGGTTCTGTGTCTTGACAAGTTTTGTTGCTATCCCTTCAGCATCTTCTGTTTCCATGCTGTAAGCATTGATCGCTGTGGTCAGCACATCGACGGCTGTGGATGTGTCTGTAAAACCTACCTTTGCAAGATCTGTTGCAGTCTTGGTGAACTGTCCCAACTTTTCCACAGGAACAGAAGCAGACAACGCCTGATAACCTGCTTCAGCAAGTTCTGTTGCAGACTTGCCTGAAGCGTTTGAAAGATCAAGGAAGACCTTAGACAGATCATCAACACTGACCTTGGAAGTGTCAACAAGTGTGCTGACCTTTGCCATTGCGTCAGTGAAGTCTGAAGCAGACTTGACTGAAGCACCAAGTGTTGCACCTGCTATTGCAGATATTGGTGCAAGTGCTTTTCCGACACCTTCGATCTTCTTTCCTGCAGTCTGCATCTTGTTTCCAATAGTAGTTGCAAGGGATGATGTCTTCTTCTGAATTCCATCTATGCTTTTATCAGCATCATCTGTCTTCACAAAGATACTTCCAACCAACTTGAATATATCCATCTAAGTTCACCCCCTTCCTTCTGGATTAAAATTCTTCATAATGTTGTAGCTGTTCCTGACCGTTTCTGTCAGTTCCTGATCAGATGGTCTTTCAAGTCCTTTAGCTGTCCCAAAGTCCAGATCATGGTTGAACTGTTCCCATGTCCTGTCATCCCATGCAGACAGCTTGTGAAGGTAGAACTTCCACCTTGTGTCTTCATCATTCTTCTTCTGGAAGGTGATCAGGAAGCGCACAAAACAACCTGCAGGAATGACCTGATCCAATAAAGTAAATGGATCTGCGTAAGTCCTGAACAGCAGATCCATAAACTCCATAGGTTCATTCAGTTTACTAACTTCGAAACAGCCTGAAAAAAATCCCCGAATTCATGCTTCTTGAAAACTGCTGTGATCATTTCCATGAATTCCCCAAGGGGAAGATCTGCGACCTGATCGACCGTCAGACCAGAAAGACCTGACAAAAACTTGTAGATCTCATTGTCACATTCAGGAAGGTGATCGACCACAACAGTAACAAGTTCCATCAGGACACCATAACCGACTGCAGTTTCATCAGCATCTTCAGACATGATTCCTTTCAGTTTGTCTGCTGACAGATATTCCCTCAGGGATCCCAGACCGATCTTCCTGAGTATGGAAACCATAGGGAATATGTCACAGGCTTTCAGATCTCTAAGTTCTGTCATGCTTCCACCTTCCTTCTTCTTCTGGTCTTCTTTACTTCAGTTTCTTCCTGTTCCTGCAGGACTGTGATCAGATCAGGATGTCCTGAAAGGATCTCTGTGATCCGCTTTTCCGAATACTCGACCACATCACCCTTGGACATCCTGCGACCAGAATACTTATCAACGAATTCTTTATTAACCCTGACCTTCATAGTTCATCAATTCCCCTGTGTCTGCGTTGTTGTAGTGTTCGGATAGTAGATCTTCACAGGAAGTGTCTGCAGATCGCTTGTGATGTCTGCATGACTTGTGAAGGTGTACTTTCCAACACCTGCTTCCTTGTTCTTTCCTTCAGATTCAAAACCAGAAGTGCAAAGAACATTTTCCATGATAACAATGATCTGACGCTTGTCCAGTGTCTGACCGACAAAAGCAACATTGTCATAATAGTCCCCATCAGTGACATCAGGTTTTGTCTGCAGGACAGTGAAGTTAGGATCTTCAGAAGTTCCTTCTTCACCGATCAGCGCATGTTTCATGATGTCCTGATTGATTTCAAGGAAGTTGATCTCCATTGACGCTTCTTCACCTGTCTTGACCTTCAGACCTTTGACAAGGACAACAGCTCCATCTGCTTCTACATCCACAAAGGAAGGGACTATTGACAGCTTAGATCCACCCTGTGTTGCACCAATGATGGAATCTTCAAAGTTCCAAGATCCATTAGTATAGGTCACATTCTTGTGAATGGTTCCTGCACCAAACAGAATGTTCTTAGGTGTCTCAGCTGTCACGCCTGTTCTACCTGCTTTAAGTAAAGACATAATTTATTCACCTTTCCATTCTTTAACTCTAAGTGTGATATTGATCCTGCTGACACCTTCTTCAATGGAAGGGACAGGGAACGCTGTTTCATAGCTGACCGCTATTCCCCAACCATTTTCCATGATGTCAGTCAGACCATCACATGTGAAATAGTTCCTGATCTGTTCCTTGATCTGTTCAAGTTCCAGATATGTTTGTTTTGTTGTGCCTGTCAGGATGAAATCAGATTCAATCAGACCATCTTCATTATCTGTCTGGATCTCACTGTATTCCCCGACAAAGTAAGGATCCTGAAGATCCCCTGTCCACATCATGTACTCATAAGGAATCCCCAGATCTTCCAGACACTGGTTCATATAAGTTAAACCCTGTATTGTCATAGACTTCCAAAGACCCTTTCTGCCTGTTTGATGATCTTCCCCTTGGAACTGTCAAAAGCACGTTTCAGGGGATGTCTTGCATGTTTTCCCTTGGTACAGTGTGCAGGAAGACCTTTCTTTCTAAGGATCGCAACCGCTTTCATGGCTTCCTTCAAGGATCCGTAAGTCTTCCCACCTGATCCAGAACCAGAAGATCCTTCGATGTAAACCCACCAACCAGATCTTCCACCTTTTTCACTGAATTCACCTGTCCCGAATTCTTCCCAGACAGCATTGTCATAGTTAGAACCGATATGGACAGCAAGACCTGCTGTGTCTACCGCATAATCCCAAGATCCTGCAGTCTGTCCTGTCTTCCTGACCGTGTTCCTTGTAGCCATGGACTGGATTTCCATTCCTGCTTCCTGCAGGAATGGAACCGCTTTGTCCTTCAATGCCTGTTTGCACTGGACGCTGTAATCCTCGAATACAACAAAATCAGACACCCAGACCACCCCCAACATACTTCAAATACACTTCCATGTGTTGGTGCATATTCATGGGATCGTCAATCAGCAGAACAGTGTAAACATCATCACCGATAACCATCCTGCAGTTCTCAGCTGTGACTGTGGTTCCTTCTGTTGCGTTCTTCCATCTGGAATAATCGCACAGGAAATAGTGGGTGGTTTCCTGCACCTTTGCCCTGAACTGTTCAACACTGTTTTCCCCAGAAGCATAGTCCAACCAACCAAGGCAGGATCCAACATCAGTCCAATCCCGAACAGCTTCACCTATTAAGTTTCTACTGGATTCCTTGATCTGGATCAGACCTTCAATGTTCCCACCTATCATGATTAAAACCTTGCTTTCTTGTAGTGTTCAAGGAACCCCATCAGACTTACAGGATAACCCATGACCTGATTGTTTGAATCTTGGTCAAAGTAGGTCACACTGTGCCTTGATAGGGATTCAGACTTGATCCCAACCTTATCCCTGTTCTGGATCTCCCACTTCATCAGGTTAATAACACCCATCTGGACATCAACAGGATATTCAACCTTGGTCACAAGGTTGAACTGCACAGGGAACAGGTCACGATCTACAGTGACAGTTCCTTCTTCCAGATCCAGATCCTGCACAATGTAAAGACCATCATTCACTTCAGATCCAGTGATCTGAATGGTATCATCCACCCTTAAAAAAGGACTGATACCATTCAGGATCTGACCGTTTGAAGGTGCTAAGAATCTGATGTTCCGATTCTGGAAGTTATTGTTTGTGTACTTCCTGATAAGGATCTCAATTCCCTGAAGTTTCTTGTCCAAGAAATCCCTGTCCTGATCTTCGAATTCAGGAAGGTTCATCAGGTCATCAACTGAAAGAATCATCAGATCCACCCCTTCCTTTATGCCCTAAGATCACCCTTGAACTTGGCAAGGATCAGCTTGGAAGCATTGGTGACTGCGACACCATAATATTTTGTTGCTGTGATGTCATGTCTCTGTTTCTTCGGGAACCACTCATGATCTACCTGTGTACCCTTCTTCAGGAAGATGGTGAGTGCAGGAAGTTCATCTTCTGTGTACTCTGTCTCAGCAGAATCAGGTTCTGTCTTGATGATCGGATTCAGCCATGCATGTGTTTTTCCGTCCTGCTGAACCTTCTTGGACTTCTTGATCCAACAACCTGCAATCTGACCAATAGCACCTGTGACTGCAACACCTGCTGTGAACTTGTCAGCACTGATGAACTGCGGATCTTCCAGAAGGGACTTAGCCTGAAGGGGATGGATGAACATAACCTTGTCAATACCATCTTCTTCATCTTCGAATTCTGTGACTGCGTTCACGATACCTGCATAACCGATATAAGCAGAAGATCCATCAACCACCTTGCAAGGATAGTTGCTGTCACCTTCTGCGTCATAGATCGCATCCAGAAGGTCATTGTCAACCTTGTTGATGATAGACTTTGCAAGCTGAACATTAGCCTGACCAACAGGATCACCAAGACCGCTGTTGATAGCTGTCTGAAGGATGGACACAGACTTTCCTGCACACTTGACTGTGAAGGTTCTGGATCCTGCAGTCAGTCTTGTTGTTTCCATCTCTGTGTTGTTGTCGTATGCAGTTTCAGGATCGAAATCCACAGCATCACCGATGTAATTCCAAGAAGGAACAGTCTTGGTGTCTCCTGCAGTCCCTTCCAGTGTGTTGTCTACTTTTGCATAGGGTGTGAGTTTGCACTGTGCTTCAATCTTCGCTTCGATCATGTCACCCATGACTTCAGGGACAATGACATTTGCTCTTTTTGTTGTTGTACTAGCCATTTTATTTTCCTTTCTTACTTGCCTGATAACTTCGAATAAAGTTCAGGATCTGTGTTATAAAGTTCTGCTTTCTGCTGATAACCCATCTTCTTGAAATCATCAGCTGTGACTGAATCCTTCTGATCAGGATGATCAAGTTTCTTTTCCTCGATCTTCTTTTCAGCCTTGGATTCGAAGTTGGAAGGATACTGTGTCTTCAGTCCTTTCAGCTTTTCCTGAAGTCCCTTGACCTGACCATCTTCCCCTAACTCAGGTTTCCAGTCTGTGTCATGGTTCATCTTGAAAAGCAGATAATCAATGTCATCAGGTTTAGCACCTGCAGACAGAAGACCGATCTTCAATGCTGATTCAGTCCTTGCCTGAATTGCTTCCTGCTTCAGCTGTTCAATCGTGGACTGGTATTCAGCGATCTTGCCCTGAACCGCTTCCTGTCCTTTAGTTGCTTTCTGCAGTTCCGCAATCAGATCTGTTGACTTCTTGTGTTCCGCTGTTAAGTTGTCATGATCCGTCTTCAGTTTCCCATACCTGACATCAAGATTTTCTTCAGAAGCAGTGAAGACCTTGTTCTTCTTCATGGCTTCAAGGATCGCTGTCTGCTGATCCGCTGAAAGTCCTTCAATAGTTGCTAACAGTTCCTTCATGTTCATGGTTACTATTTCCTTTCTGTCTACAATTTTTACGTGTTATGTCACGATTAACCAAGGATCAGATGTTTTACATCATCACTGATGAATGGTGCAGACAGGGGTTGAACCTGCTTTAAGATCCCAAGTGATCACTGCACTGAAAAAGACAGGTGCTTTCACCTGTCTTCAAAGAAGTTCGCCCAAAAAGGATTTTCTTTATCAAATATCTTTTTTTCTTTAACTGTCAGTTTCCAAGGATAATCGCTGAAAAGGTTGAAGGTTTCCTTCTTATCAAAGGAAAAAATAAATTCACCCCTACATTCATACGAATTATCCATCCACCATATAACATCAGATGGGTTTTTCTTATAGAATTTATTTGATTCCACCATGTCTACCCTTCTTTTGTTTATCTGGATCGGTGTTAATGTAACCTAAAAGTGTTCTGAATTCATCAGATGCAAAGAAATCACTGTCAATGTCCATCATGAAGTCAAGTTCTTTCATCCTGTATGGATTACTACGTGATGAACAACCAAAACGATCTGATAATGTTGACCGTGGGTTTTTGTCAAAATCTGTCCAACCAGAACGGTTTCGTGATTGCAATTCTAAGTATTGCAGTTTACCTTCCTGTGTCTTTCTGACAATAGAGGCATGTTCACCAACACACAAGTAATACTCTTTACCAACTTGACACATTTTGAGCAAGTTGTTACCGATTGTGACACTACTCTTACCATCTGCATTAAATGTTTTTACATTAGGCAACTGTGATATTTTTGACAAGTGCCAAGTGGTGTGGAAGAATGACAAACTGCTTCCACCACGGAAATCAAGTATGTCATACCCTTGTTTCTGTCCAATGTATGCCAGTCCAAGCGATGCACATGAACCGCTTGTTGCATCACCACCTGCAAGAACAGAAACTATGTCGGAAATATCCGATGTACGCTTCATGACTTCTTTATACTCGACTGCACTGGTTTCCAGATTGACAAGCATTGAGATAAAATCTTCACTTGGATTCTGCAATGTGAACGTAGTATTCATGCACGTTGCCAGTGATCTGACTTTATCAACACGTAAGGATTCAAGTTCTTTTATCCGTGCTGTAAATTCATCTATACGTTTGTTGACTTCATCCTCTGTGAGACTTCCAGTTTTTACCCTTCCATACTTGATGTTATATAAAGATTGCCTTGCATCTAGTATCTGACCTTGTAAATCATCAATGTCTTTGTTGATTTGCTTGATTTCCTTGCGGAAAGAATCAGGTGACACCTTGTTCTGCACAGCTTGCACCACCTGCACCTGAACAGGGACAGGTGGAAGTTTCAAGAACTTTTCTTTGTATTCTTCAAAACTCTTGGTCTTGTCCAGTCCATAGAATCCTGCACGATCTTTCAACACCTGCAGTTCTTCATCATCCAATGCCCATCTGGGACGCTTCAGAAGTTGACACCTGCAGTTACAGACATTTGAAGCAGATCCACCAACAGAAGGTGCAGGAAGTTTTTCACCCATAACATCAAAGTCTTCACCCCATTCCCTGATCTGACCGTCTGCTTCTTGGTGTGCAGGTCTTGTCACACCGTCAAG